AATACAGAACATTTTCTTTATGGTAACGAAGTTCACAAAGCTTGTGAGTTATACGTTAAGAACGCAACTCCGCTGCCTACTAAGTTTGATATGTTTCAGCCAACCCTTGACAAGTTAATAGCAATTCCAGGGGATAAGTATTGTGAGTATAAGTTAGGTTTAACCAAAGACTTAGAACCTTGTGACTTCTTTGCTAAAGATGTTTGGTGGCGTGGTGTTGTGGACTTACTAGTTATCAACCCTGAAACTAAGTTAGCTACCTTGATCGATTATAAAACAGGCAAGTCTAGTCAGTATGCAGATACTAGACAGCTATCCTTGTTTAGTGTAGCTATATTTAAACACTTCCCAGATATGTTAAAAGTCAAGTCTGGATTGGTTTTTCTAGTAAGTAAAGAGATATTAAAAGAAGACTATACAATTGACAAATTAGATGAAATGTTTGCAGAATGGGGTAAAATAACACATAGGATAGACACTGCCCATCAGACAGGGGTTTTCAATGCAGTCCCAAACTTTGCATGTAGGAAGTTCTGCCCTGTTCAATCATGCTCACATTGGGGAAAGTAAAAAATGTTTTATATTTTTAAAGCACTTTAGCAAGGTTTTTATTAAGGGTCCTTGATTTGACCTAGAGTGCTTTACAAATAACTTTAAGGAATGTATATGGCTAAAGAAAGAGATTATCAAAAAGAAAACGAATACAAGGCACAGCCTGATCAAATTAAAAAGCGTGTAGCTAGAAATAAAGCTAGACGAATGATGATTAAAGCTGGTAAAGTATCAAAGGGTGATGGTAAAGATGTAGATCATATCGTGCCTCTAAGTAAGGGTGGTTCAAACACACCAAGCAATATGAGAATTAAAAGTAAGAGTGCGAACAGTTCGTTCCCACGCAATGGTGATGGTTCGTTAAAGAGAAACGTAACTAAGAAAAAATAATTTTTCCAACGCAAGGCGTGAGTGCGTTAAAACCGCGCCAGTTAACAATAGAAGTTCCTTATCAAGTAACCTTTCGTCTAGGTGTTAACACTGCAGTGTGTAGACGTGTCACTACCTCTCTCGGTGGCACGTCTATTTTTATTCATTAGGAGATTGCATTGGAAGTATACAAAGACAAGGCGTTGATTGTAAACACAAAGCGCCCTGAACTAATTATAAATAAAATACCAAAAAGTAAGATTCTAAAAACTTACGATAATGGTGTTACCCAAGTTGTAGTTAATTGGGGGCTAGATGAAGTGTTAACTTTATCAGACATGAAAGTTAAAAACCCTCCGTCTCCTATAACACGTGACTATAACTTTCCAGGTATTCATAAACCATTCGATCATCAAAAAACAACCGCTGAATTTTTATCAGCACATAAACGTGCCTATTGTTTGAGTGAAGCGGGAACAGGTAAAACATCCGCAGTAATATGGGCAGCTGATTACTTAATGAATTTAGGTAAAATAAGACGCATGTTAGTTGTATGCCCTTTATCTATTATGCAAGCAGCATGGCAATCAGATTTCTTTAAAACAGCTATGCACAGGTCTGTAGGAATTGCTCATGGTAGTGCAGAAAAAAGAAAGAAAGTATTTGCAGAAAATACAGACGTAGTTATAATTAACTATGACGGTATAGAAATAGTAGAAAAAGAAATTAAATCTGGCGGTTTTGATTTAATAGTTGTCGATGAGGCAAACTATGTCAAGACTGTCACGACACGTCGCTGGAAGTCATTAAATCGTGTGCTAACACCTCAGACATGGTTATGGCTTATGACAGGAACACCCGCTGCTCAATCACCAGCTGACGCATATGGACTGGCTAGACTTGTGAACCCCGCATCCGTACCTAAATTTGCAGGAACATTTAAGGATATGGTAATGCAAAAAGTTAGCCAGTTCACCTGGGTGCCTAGATTTAATGCACAGGATATTGTATTTAAAACATTACAACCTGCCATTCGATATACCAAAGATGAATGTCTTGACTTACCCGATGTTCTATATACCACTCGTGAAGTTCCGCTCACCCCACAACAAGAAAAGTATTATAAAAAATTAAAGAAAGATATGTATCTTGAAACTTCAGGTGAAGAGATTACTGTAGTTAACGCAGGGGTAATGCTTACTAAACTTCTACAAGTAAGTGCAGGGGCAATATATTCAGACAACAGAGAAATTATAGAGTTTGATATATCTAATCGTATGACTGCTTTAAAAGAAATAATAGAAGAAGCCAGCCACAAAATTCTTATCTTTTGTCCTTTCCGCCACAGCATTGAAAAGATTATGTCTGAGTTAAATAAAGATCATATCTCTTGTGAAGCTATACATGGTGATGTAGGAATGAATGCGCGAACAGATATATTTAAACGCTTTCAAGAAACTAAACAACCTCAAGTATTAGTGATCCAACCTCAAGCTGCATCACATGGTGTTACCCTCCACGCAGCTAACGTAGTTGTGTTTTGGTCACCTGTTATGTCTGTTGAAACCTACATACAATGTTGCGCTCGGGTTGATAGGGCGGGACAAAAAAACAAGATGACCGTAGTGCACCTACAAGGTTCACCTGTCGAACAAAAAATTTACAAAATGTTGCAAGGCAAGATTGATAACCACGTTAAATTAGTAGACCTTTACAAAGAGGAGTTTAATGATGCCTAAAGATAGACGAGAATATTATAGAGAATGGCGTAATACAAATAAAGAGCATGTCAAAAATTATATAGAAGATAAGTATAAAGACTATGCAGAGCATAGTGCTAACTATAGAATAAAACATCCTGAAAGGGTTCTATGTTCAATGGCAAAAAGAAGAGCAAAGGAAAAAGGACTTGAGTTTAATATAGATAAAACAGATATAGATATACCGATCCTATGCCCTATATTAGGCATTCCAATAGTTAAAATTTACACTAAAGGAAAGAATACAGGACCTACACCTAACTCTCCATCTTTAGACAGAATAGATAATTCAAAAGGTTACATAAAAGGAAATATACAAGTTATAAGCCATAGGGCTAACACAATGAAACACAATGCTACACCTATAGAGTTAATAAGATTTGCTGAATGGGTTTTACATAGTTATAAAAATAGTTGACATTGTAAATAAGGGTGTTATACTGTTATCCTTAATTATTGAAAGGAGTAAATGTGGAATTAGATGATAATAAGATTGAGAAGCTGATGCAAGCTTCAATTAATATGAGAGATAAAATTGCTGAATTAGAAAAACAGATATCTGATATTAAAGTGCAACGAGATAAAGTAGATATGGCACTTAATGAAGCATGTAGAACACTTAATGTATCTAGTTTAAAAACTAAAGCAGGAACTATATCACGTATATTAAAAACAAAGTATTGGACAAGTGATTGGACTAGTATGTATGACTTTATATTAGAAAATAAATTACCTGAGTTTTTTGAAAAGAAATTAGTTCAATCATCAATAAAAGAATACTTAGAGCAAAATCCTGACAAACATCCGCCAGGTTTACAAGCAACAAGTGAATACACAGTTCGAATAACAAAAAGTAGAGACAACAAGGAGGAAGTATGAGTACAGATTTAGACGTATTTGGTAGCACCGCAGTAGCAACACATACACGTAGGGATGATGGGTTTACTGCCAATATTACAGGTAGTTCAGTAACTTCTAAACGTATATCTATACGTGGTGGTAAGTTTAGATTAATGGTTAATGGTAAAGAAGTAGAGAAATCAAATCAAGACGCGCTTGATGTGGTTATTGTTAATGCGTCACCGCATGTGCATAGAATGTATTTTTCTAAAGCATATGTTCCTGGCGAAAAGATGCCACCTCCAACATGTTGGACATCAGATAGTCAAAAGCCTGATGAAGCTGTGGTAGAAAAACAAGCAGATACATGTTTAGCATGTCCACAAAATATTAAAGGCTCAGGTGCTAACGGCACTAAAGCATGTCGTTTTAGTAGACGTGTTGCTATGGTTCGTGCTGATGATATGAATGGCGATGTGTATCAAATGACTTTACCTGCACAATCAATATTTGGTAATGGTACAAAAGATTGTAAACCATTACATGAATATACAGATTACGTTCGTGCTAATGGTCAGAACTTGATGTCTGTTGTATCACGCGTATCTTTTGATGAAGACTCATCAAGCACAAAGATTGGCTTTAAAGCTATTCGTATTCTTAATGATGAAGAGTATGCTGCATGTTCTGCAAAATCAACTTCAGAAGAAGCTAAACGTGCTATTACTTTATCAGTAAATATTAATAAAGAAGATGATGGAGAAGAGTTTGAACAAAAGAAACAACAACCTATCAATCGTCCTCAAGTAGCCGCACCAAAAGTTGAAGATGATATTCCTGAACCTACAGTTCGTGCAGCGGAGAAACCTACTCCTCCACCAGCACCACAACCTGCAGCACCAAAAGTTGATCAAGGTGATGTTAGTTTAGATGATTTAGTATCAGATTGGGCATAATTATGCGTGGCTATTCCCAAGTAATTATCGAGGCTAATGCTAGAGCTAAGGAGACCACAGGAACATTGTTAGGTAAACTTTGCATAGCACTAAAGTATCCCGCTAGTCAAGTATCGAAAGAACTTAACGTTTCACGACAAACGGTGTATGATTGGTTTTCGGGTAAAACAAGACCATCAAAAAGAGTAGAACAAAAGTTGATTGCTTTGATGGCAAAAATGAACCTTAAGTAATACCTTAGGGGCGGTATAAAGCCCCTACCCAATTTTAGTAACACAACTTATTTTGAGAGAATAATGCAAACAAAAGAATTTTTACAATCTGTATGGCCCGATGATGGATACTATTGTATCTGTGGCAAAGATCAAAAAAATATAGTAACCCCTAAATTTGTAAAAACTATCGATGATGCAATTTCAATATCTAACAAATTTCTAGAAGATAAGCAAGATGTTTATTTTGCTTGCTCAACATGGATTGAACCTACAGAGCGTAAAGGTATTAATGCTAAAGAACAACGTATTTTTTGGTTAGATATTGATTGTGGTTTTGATAGTAAAAAACGTAAATGGAAAGACTATGAAACTAAAGACGATGCATTAATAGCACTACGAGAGTTTACAGACAAGACAGGATTACCTGCTCCAACAATAGTAGATTCGGGTAATGGCATTCATTGTTATTGGCTTTTAACAGAACCTATAGATAAAGCCGTATGGAAACCTGTAGCAGAAGGTTTAAAGTTCTTATGTGTTAAACATGGATTAAAAGCTGATGGTGCTTGCACTGCAGACATGTCACGTATATTAAGAGTTCCAGGCACACAGAACTTTAAGGATGTGGTTAACCCTGTAGAAGTTGCTGTTCTTAATGAAGGCATACCCACGCCTTTTGATGAATTAGCTAGATTAATACCTATTCATCTTACAGATAAACCTCGTGCTAAACGTCCATTAGATGAAGCTACAAAAGCTATACTAGGTAACAACTCTTCTAAATTTAAAAAGATATTAGAACGTTGTAGTAAAGACGATGGCTGTGCACAAATTACTCATATTGTAACTAAACAAGCTACTATTGAAGAACCCTTATGGCGTTCAGGATTATCTATTGCTGCCTTTTGTGAAGATGCTGAAGCAGCTATTCATAACATATCTAAGAGACACCCTGATTATGAGTATGCTAAAACAGAAGCTAAAGCTAATGCTATTCCAGGTCCTCACACTTGCAAACAATTTGAAAGCTTACGTCCCTCAGGTTGTGAAGGATGTAAACACAAAGGTAAGATAACTTCTCCTATAGAATTAGGTCGTGTTATTTTACGTGCTAAAGGAGCAGACAATGTCATTCAAGCAAAGTCGGAAGCCCTAAACGAAACATTTACATATCATGTACCTGACTATCCCTTTCCTTACTTTAGAGGTAAGAATGGTGGGGTATATAAAACTACACAAGACGAACAAGAAGAAGCAGTATTGATTTATGATTATGACTTTTATCTTGTTGAAATATTAAATGATAAAGATGCCGCAGGTTTTTGTGCATGGTTTAAAATACATCTTCCACAAGATGGTGTTCAAGAATTCATAGCTCCACTTACTCAACTATTATCACGAGATGAAGCTCGTAAGATTTTAGCTGCCAAAGGTATTGTTAGAAATGGTAAGCAGTTAGATGAAGTTATATTTTACATTATGGCAGTTATTTCAAACCAACAAAAACAAAAACCATCTACTATGATGTATAAGCAATATGGTTGGACACCTGATCACAAAAAGATACTTATAGGTAATAGAGAAATCAGTGCATTTGGTATTAAGTTTGTACCTGTATCTGATGATATTAAAGACGTTAATCCTGCCTTAGTTAAAAAAGGTAGTTATGACTTATGGAAAAAAGCTATATCTGTTTATGAAAGACCAGGTATGGAGTTACGTGCGTTTGGATTTTTCTGTGCATTTGGTTCATTACTTATGCCTTTCTTTAAATCAAAAGAAAAATCAGCGGTAATTAATTTATATAATCCTGAGTCAGGACAAGGCAAGTCAACTATATTACAAGCTATGACTAGCGTATATGGTAATCCTGAAATGAACGCCAATCTAATTCAAGTATGGGGTGATACAGGTAATGCCGTTATTAATCGTATGGGTTATATGAATAACTTACCTTCAGCCGTAGATGAATTTACAAAAGTAAATGCGGATCAGTTACATGAATTTTTAAAATTTATGGCTACAGGTCGCGGTAAAAATCGTATGGACAGCAGTGGTAAAAATAAGGAGCGACATAATGACACTGTCTTTAATCTTATTAGCGTTGTTTCTTCTAACACAGATTTTAGGACAGTAGTTTTTGCAGAGAATGCTAAAGCTTCAGGAGAAATGGCTCGCTTCCTACAAATCCGTATTGATGAAGATAAAACACTTACTAAAGAACAAGCAGATGACTATTTTGAGTTATTGTTTGATAACTTTGGACATGCAGGTGAAATCTATGCACAATGGCTTATTGCTAATTTAGAACTTGTTCGAGTTAAACTAAAAGAAACACAACTTATTATAGATAAGGCTTGGAATATTACAGGTAGAGAACGTAAGTATTCAGCCACTTTAGCGGCAGTATTTTTAGGGGCTAAGATTGCTCGTGAGTTAGGCATACATAATATTGATCCTGTGCCTGTTCAAGAAGCAGTTAGAAAAGCATTGGAAGACTCTAGAGTACAAATTAAAGAACGTGACTTTGATGCTATGGAAACACTAACATCTTTCTTACATGAAAATTTAAAGAATACACTAGTTATTAATAGTAAAGTTGATGCTAGGTCTAATCTACAAGAAGCTCCTTTATTGAAACCAAGCAATGAGTTACGTGTCAGAATTGAACCAGATACTAGCACTATTTATATAGGTCTT